TGGTTTGAAACGGCCGCCGTCAACGAAGCCAACGGCTTCGGATGACGCGCCGACCGGTATTGCGGGTGCCAGAAGCAGCGAGGCCACCGCGTTGGGTGGCCTCGTTCAATTCGATGTCATGGATGGGCGGCGGCTCATCCGGTGGGGGTGCTACCCCCAGTTGCCGCTCCAGTTCGCGCCAGTGGCGCTCCTCGAAGCGATCCAGTCCCGCGCTGGATGCGGCCGCGCGGGCGTAGACGTAGCAGTCCAGGGCCTCGTTGCGCTCGCGCATCTTTTGCCACTCGCGCACCGGGAAGCCGTTGCGGTCGCGGCGGGTGATCAGTTGTTCGGCGCAGAGCTGCTGGATGAACTCAGCGTCGATCTTCGGCAGATGGACGAACCCGGCAGGAAACACCGGGGTCAAGCCGTCCTCGCCAACGTCCGCGCTCTTGCGCAGGTTGTTGTAGAACTCCAGCTTGGCGATGCCGCCCGCCACCGTGAATACCTTGATGCCCCGGCGCAGCTTCTTGCCGCCCTGCGAGACATCGATGGCCGTGGGCGTGCCGATCAGGGCTGCGCCGCGCGGCACACCCTTGACCGCCATCACGCGCGCATCGTGGCAGGCCCGCACGAAGGCGTAGGCTTCCTGCGTTGCGAAGCCGGTATCCAGGGCAAAGCGCGCCAGTGGCATCGCCGCGCCCGATGCGTGCGTCCACTGCTCGGCCAGCATCGCGGACAGGGCTTTCCACACCGCGTCGCGGGCGGTGTCGCCCATCAGCACGCGGTGCTCGACCAGCCACGATTCCTTGCCGCGCCCGAAGGCCCAGACTGAGGCCTCGATACGATCCTTCTGCACGTCCGCGCCGCCGACCAGCAGCAGGCCGCCCAGCGGCACGCTGCCGATGCGGTACTCCTCGCGTCGCTCGACCAGCCGTTGCCAGTCGGGCGCTTCACCTTCCTCGACCCAGGTTTCGCCCAGCTCGGTGTTCTTGAAGGTCTTGATCGCGGCAGCCGATCCCGATTCCTTGTTGACGGCGGCTTCCCACGCAGCGGCGATGTCGCGCCATGAGCGCCAGCCCACCGGGCTGTACAGCGACGACAGGTGAAATCCCGCCGTCTTGCCGTCTGCCATCGCGCGCCATTCGCCGTGCTCCAGCATCCACGTCTTGTGATGCTCGGCAATCGCGGTGTCGCAGGATTCGCAGATGTAGGCAGCGGATTCCGGCGCACCCTTGTCCCAGCGCAGTTGTTCGAAGCGCAACCACTGCGGGTGGTTGCAGTGTGGGCACGGCACGAAGTAGCGACGCTGGTCGCTGGCTTCGTACTCGCGCTCGATGGCGCTTGCCCCCGAAATCGTCGGCGTCGACACGATGAAGATCTTGCGGCGCGCGAAGGTGCGCGTGCGCGCCTCGGCCAGCGAAATTGCATCGCCTTCGCCCTCGACGTCCAACGGGTAGCCGTCGACCTCGTCGAGGAACAGGTAGCGCACGGGCATCGAGCGCAGGCCCACCGCGCTGTTCGCGCCGGTCATCACCAGCACGCCGCCCCGGAACTCCTTGGCCAGAATCGTGTTGCCCGAATCCCGGCTGCGTGCGGGCGCGATCAATTCCGCCAGCGCCGCCGACTCCTCGATCAGCGGGTCGATCCGCTGCTTCGAGTTGCGCTTGGCCATCTCCACAGTCGGCCAGACGGCCATCATGGGCCCCGGTGCGTGGTGGATGACGTAGCCGATCCAGTTCGAGCCCATTTCGGTCGCACCGAGCTGAGCGGCCTTCATGAACGCCACGCGCTCAACCGGCGAGGTCGGCGACAGGCAATCCATGATCGCCTTCAGGTACGGCGTGCGGCTGGTGCGCCAGCGCCCGGGTTCGGCGGACGCCTTGCTGGAGAGCATCCGATGGCGATCCGACCATTCCGACACGGTGAGTAGCGGATCAGGCGTCAAGCCGTCGCGCCACGCGCGTTCGATCTCAACAGCGCCTTCGTAATCGTCCATCGTCAATCCACGCGCGGGCGCAGCTCGCCCAGTTCGATCAGGTGCTCGCGCACGGCGGCTTCCAGCGTGACGTGCATCGTGTGCGCATCAACGCCAAGCGCGGAGGCCATCTGCCCCGAGATGCGCGCCGGCCAGTTCAACCACGCGTCGCGCTCGATGCGCGCGAGCTTGAATACGTGGGCCACGGCCTGCGCCCGATCCACCAGTTCCTTCTTGCGGTGTGCCAGCTCCAGGTTGTTGAGCTTGGCCTTGAGCACCTCGTTGACCGTGCGCGCCTGCAAGAGCGAGGTAGCGCCCGCCGACATCGGCGCTGTGCTGGCGTCGGCGGCATCGCGCTGCGGTGTTGCTTCGTCAGTCGCTGCCGCGCGCCGCGCCTTCCCAGTGTTGGACTTCTCCGGCGCAGCGGTCCGGCGAGGCTGCAATGTGTTTTGTGCCCACTGGGCGTCCGCCGCATCCGGATCAATCGTGCCGTCAGGCAGAGCGGTGATCCGCCCGGTGTCGATGGCCTTCTTCACGGCCACGTGCGACACGCCACGGTGGCGCGCGTAGGCGCGAATCGAGAGTCCCATCGTCACCTTCTTCAATCATCTGTTCGTCATTCCTGCGGATTGAGCTTGGCTTCCATCGGGAACAGCGCGTTCATCACGTCACGCCAACCAAACCCCGAAAGGAACACGCCATGAGCCAGATCGACACCATCCTCACCCTGATCGCCCAGAAGCATCTGGGCATCGACACCCTGCAAACCCGCCACGCCGACAGCCTGGACTTCCACGACATGGCGGTGTGGTGCATCCGGGACGCGCTGGAGGCGGCCTTCAAGGCGGGCGTCGAACTCGGCGCGTCGAGCCCGAAAGCCACGGAAGCGGAGATCGCCAAGGACTGATCTGAAACCCACGAAACCAAGCGGAAAGCGCTTGGCTTCACTCCCGAACAGCGCGTTCATCACATCGTCATCCACCACCCCCGAAGGAGCACCCCATGACCACCACCCAACTCACCCCGGCCCAGCACGCCATCCTCGCCAAGGCCATCAACACCAGCGGCGGCAAGATCGACTGGTTCCCCGACAACATCAAGGGCGGCGCACGCAAGAAGGTGCTCGACGGGATGTTCAACCGCGCCCTGATCACGCCCGATGGCGAGGGCTGGTGCGTCGCCGCTGAGGGCTATGACGCCTTGGGCATGAAGCGCCCCCACGTCAACGCCGAGCACACCTCGAAGTTCGAGGCCAAACTCGACGCGATCATTGCCAACGCCGAAGCGGCGCAGGACGACACCGCAGACGCGGACGCAGAGCTCGAAGCCGCCGTCGCCCAAGCCGAGGCATCCTTCAAAACGCCCGTCAAAGCGCCTCGTACCCGCGACAACAGCAAGCAGTCCGAAGTGATCCGGATGCTGCAACGCCCCGAGGGCGCAACCATCGGCCAGATCTGCACCGCCACCGGCTGGCAGGCGCACACGGTGCGCGGCACCTTTGCCGGAGCCTTCAAGAAGAAGCTGGGCCTGACCATCGTGTCGGACAAGCCGCAGGGCGGCGAGCGGGTCTACCGCATCGCCTGATCAGAGAGATCGAGAAAGAGGCCAAGCAGCGCTTGGCTTCTCAATCGAACAGCGCGTTACTACGGGTGTCGCAACGATCAACCCGAAGGAGAAACCACCATGACCAGCATCCAGATCCCCGCCACCCAGAACGACGCCTGGGGCTTTTGGGGCACGATGAACGAGCACGCCAGCGCCGCGTGGCCCTTGGCGATGAGCGCCATCTCGGACGCCACCGGCCAGCCCATCGAATCGGTACGGGTCTTCCTCGACAGCCGCCACGGACGCCACTTTGCCGACGACGTCCAGAACGGGCTTTACGAGGGCAAAGCCCTGGCGGATGCGATCAACGCCGCCACCCAACGCTGGATGGGCTGGACGATTGGCCGCCAGACCAGCAAGCAGTACGGCATCCCGCGCGGCCTGCCTTACCTGACGGGCTTCGTGATTCACTGCGAGATCCTCGACGAGTCGCTCGCCGCCTGATCGAGCGCCGCGCCATCCGCCTCGCGGGTGGCCTGCTTCCCGGTGAAGTCCTCCCACCGGCGCACGATCACGTCCACGTACTTCGGATCGAGTTCGATCAGCCGCCCGATGCGGCCTGACTTTTCGGCGGCGATCAGCGTCGTGCCAGAGCCACCGAAGGGATCGAGCACCACGTTGCCGGGTCGGCTCGAATTGCGGATCGCGCGCTCGACCAGTTCCACCGGCTTCATCGTCGGGTGCAGGTCGTTCTTCTGTGGCTTTTTGATGGCCCAGACGTCGCCCTGGTCGCGGTCGCCACACCAGTGGCGTGTTGCCCCCTCTGGCCATCCGTAGAGGATGGGTTCGTACTGGCGCTGGTAGTCGGCGCGACCGAGCGTGAAGGTGTTCTTGGCCCAGATGATGAACGTCGACCACTTGCCACCGGCGGCGCGGAAGGCGGCCTGCAGCACATCCAGTTCGCTGGACGACATCGCCACGTAGATCCCGCCCCGGCAATGCGCCACGGTGGGTGTCAGCGCCGCCAGCAGGAAATCGTAGAACCCGTCGCCCAAGTTGTCGTTCAGGATCGCGCGATCCTTGCCGCGCATCTTGTCCTTGGCGCTGTTGGCGTAGTTCACGTTGTACGGCGGGTCTGTGAAGACCATGTCGACCGGCTCGCCTTGCAGCAAGGCCTCGTAGCTTGCCGCCACGGTGGCATCGCCGCACAGCAGCCGGTGTGGGCCCAGCACCCAGACATCGCCCGGGCGCGAGATCGGCGTCTCGCCAACCTCCGGCACCGCATCCTCATCGGTCTGCCCCTCGTTGTCCGGCTCGTCGCCCGCGATCAGTTCCGCCAGCGCGTCGGCGTCGAAGCCGGTGATGTCGAGGTCGAAGCCTTCCAACTGCAAGGCTTCCAGTTCGATGCGCAACATCGCGTCGTCCCAACCCGCGTTCTCGGCGATGCGGTTGTCCGCGATGACCAGGGCGCGGCGCTGCGTTGGCGTCAGATGATCGAGCACGACCAC